TATAGGTTCAATCATGATGATGTCCTATACCGGCCGGACTGGATGTCCAGCGGAAAACACGCATACTCTCCATTATGTTAACGCGAGGCTAGAAACGGTTATCCGTTGAAGCCTAACTTTTCGGGGTACTGTTGTAACACCGTACTCAGTTCGGGTATCGTTAGGGAAGATTGTATCAACCCAAGTCTTGCTCTTACCACTAAGGGCGTTGATCAAGTAACGATATGGGCACGCCCCACGCGTTGTAACCCTCTCAGGTCTTACGACCCAAACGTCAAGTTCTTTGTAAGTTCCCGTCTCGTCGGTCTCGAGCATAGGGTGATGTCTATCGGAATCAATGTAGATCCCGAGGACTTCCGAATTGCCCGAGACATAAGGGAGCGGGCCAAGGACTGATGTGAGGCACGCATAGATGACGCCTGATGCACTATAGAGCTGTTTCTTAACAAGCTCCCTCGCATGGCGTTCTAGCGCGAGAATAGATCGGTACTCCTTTGAAGTAGTACGTTCACTCCTCGAGCCCTCATCAAAAAAGGACATTTCCAGCTTGCGTATACGCACGCTAGTACCAGTCAACTTACAACGAACAGGCGTAACGTCATTTCCGTAGAAGTAATCTCCACCACAAGACTCTCTGAAGAAGCTGTTAGTGAAACTCTTATTAGTATTCACTTTCAGGCCAACTAGAGTCAAAGCCTTAACTGCTTCGGCATACCAGCCCTTAGGCACGATAATATCGTCCCCGTAGACGTAAACTTTGCTCGATGCAAAGCGGTAGTCGACGTTAAATCGACGAGAAACTCGTGTACATATGGCCAGATGTATGATCAAAGCCATCGTAGGAAATGTGAAACCCGATCCCATTCCAGCTAATTTCTTAAGTTCTCTAATTCGTCCAGACGGGAGTCTGGCGAATGTAGTTCTAAATCGAAATATTTTGTAGAAAGGGACAAACCGAAAGAGACGCTTGACAATATGGTAAGAAACCATATCACTAGCGTCCGAAAGGTCAAGGGTTGCATAAGAACGGTCGATTGAGGATTTGTGGGCTAATCTGCGATTTATCTCCTGATTAGCGAAGTTGATACGATGCTTCGTGTCCTTCTCAAGGCAATCAGTAAATAGGTCAAAAAACCCAAGCTGATAAACAAGCTTTGAGTAAGGCTCGCGACAGATTACACGAGGCCCGCGAGAGTCTTTAGGTACAAAAAGTACCTCAGAAAAATCGGGGTCCAAGTCAGCGACCTTAGCCTTGGGAGCACGGCTATTAAGCCGGAACGCCCAAGAAAGGTTTCTTGCCTCTGGTGGCACAGTAGCGGGAAGATTGTTCCGCTCGTACCACTCGTATTGGCCATAGTTATATCTTGACCAAAAGTCAGTGTAACCAGAAAAGGTACCTGACCCCGGGCGCGCGTTCCCGATAATATCGTCATACGCGATCCTGGACGAACGAGGGTAATAGGTCTCAAAATTGGACCTCATCATATCAACGAAGGAGACGTCGTAATCACCATCTGTAAACACAGCGTTGTCACCGTCGATGAACTTTTGTTCAGCTCTCTCAAGCTGTTCATCAGTAAAATCGAGTGATAACTTATAAAAGTATTCACATGCCTGGCGAATGATCAGTATGGATACTGGATCGACGTCAGGTCGCACGACAAATTTATTTTTGTCGCGCGAAAAGGAGAAAAGCTTCAACAGGAAACCCCGAAAAATCACGGGGAGCCCTCTGTACTTCGTTATGGCGCTTGAAAAATCGCACCACTCTCCTTTCTCTAGGCACATTATAACATGCTTTGAGAAGGCAGGGAGAAGTACAGTTACGACATGTATGCCTTCATTACGAAGGCGTTTCATGATGTACGAAGTTGTCGTTTTGTCAACTCCGAGATCATCAAAAAGTGCCAAAAAGAGTTCTGAGTAATCTAACTTCATGCCCCATTACGGTTAGTGAGTCAACTGATAACTGACAAACTAGTCGTTAGAGGATGAGGTAGAACAATCAGGATTCGCCCATGAACAATCGGGACACGGTACTCGAAGTGATAAACTCACTCAGATCCGCGGCCAAAGAGTCCAACTCTGCCGCCGTGAAGTCGGAAGAGGGTGCCACAAAACTTAATGTGACGGTCGCCGTTTTGCGGACGACGGAGCCACCAGTTGTGACGTCTTTCTGAAGAACTCTGGACACGCTGGCCCGTAACGGGTCAGCGGTAAGTGCACTGGTTCCACGAACAATAAAAGAATTGTCGGGTTGACCAAATGCTACTGAAGAACGAGTGTATTTCCCGGTAGACCGGGGCTCGTATGTCAGAGTCTGGGCAGTGATAGTTCCGAAAGGCATGAGACTATGTGGTAAAAACGGCTAAGGTAGGTTTAATCATCTTCATTATCGAAGAGCCAATCGAAATGGATTGGAGGAACCGCACGCCGGAGCTTTTTATTTGCCAAGTAAGCCATATTGAAGACTTCTTCAAACGTAGGAAGTTCGAATTGTGGCAACGTAGCCTCAGGGGCGACTAAGACAGACGAATGAGGGAAACGATAGTAGGTGTTATATTCAAATGGCACCTGCTTGGGTACGTACTTCCAGCTAGCCCAACTGGGGGCACTCATGTGCCCCGTTGTGTTGACGGAAGCAGATACCCACCCATCAAAATAGACTGCCTTTACCCAGCCGCCACGGCGAAGTCCTTCGAGGAACTTACCGATAGGGAGTATATAGTCGACTACGAATGAGAAAGGCACAAGTTCCCAAAGTGTGGCAACATCGGGGTGAAACCCGATCCTGTCTAACAGAGAGGAAATAAGCAAATCATCGTAGTAAGCTTTCCCATATGCGTGATATTTGATGGACTTTTTAACGTTCCACCACATATTAGACCATGGACCTCCAAAGTCTTCGTATGATTTTTCGGAGACATCGTAGGTCGTGGCCTCGTACTGGGTCCCATCTATGGACTTGGCGATGTTTTGCAAAGCCTTAAGTCCGCTCTCGATTTCTGAAATCAAGGGAACGATGCCCCAAGTGATTGCGCCATATGAGAGCTGCCGCCAGAACTTCCAAGTTAACATAGCTATGATTTCATCCATCTCCGCAAGGAGAACGATGATGTTAAGCTCTGTTGAAGTAGGAAGGTTGGCCCAGTCCAACTCCTTGAGTGGGGGTGGTGCGTAAAGAAAAGGTGGAATATCCTTATTCTCTACACGTCCCCAAGGAGGGGCATAGTAGTGAAGGGCCCGCTTGCGTTTTATGTGCTTGCAGTACCCGCCACCAGGATTCATGTCCCACATTGTCTCGTTAGTTTGCGTTGAAGGATAAAGTTGCCATGTGCTACTCCCGTTAGGGAGAAAGCGTAGGTATTCATTAGGCCTTTCGCGATAACGAGGTGGCATAGATGATTCGATCGGAGAGAGAAAGATCGCTTTAAGGGGGACAGTATTCCCTCGGGGCGATCAGAGGTTGGTATCAGTGCACACCTGTGCACAACGGAGTTCCCGTTCATAGGATCGACAACGATTCTACGGAATGTAGCTGTAGTAAGTGCGTGTGCTTGTTAAGCAACAAGCCCGAATCTTACCCGGTTGCCCTGCGGCTTGTCCGTGTACCAAGAGTTGGC